GTCACTACATCTAAAATTGCTTCGGCGGCTGTTACTTCTGATAAACTTGCCTCTAGCCTAGATTTTTCAGGCAAAAGTGTAACCAACCTTAACAAAGGGGCGGTGGGTCTTGGTAATGTTCAAAACTTAGACACCACAAACGCAAGTAACATTGCTACGGGTACGCTTAACTCAAATTTACTCCCTACGTCAGGAGTAATTGCGGGTACGTTTAATCCGCAAAACGTCCAAAGTTTTCAAGTGGATAATAAAGGACGAATTACCTCAGTCGCCAATTTTAGCGGCAACAGCAACAAAGTTCCTTTAGCTATTGCTACGCTAAATGTTAATTGGGGCAAGGCAACAAACATCACGCAATACACTACTTACTCGACATGGCAACGGATTGGTGGAACTGGGTCTAGTGTGTGGACTGTTAGCTTGAACAACGGAGGCGGAACAGGAGCAATCGGGAGCGGAAACGGTCTTGCACCTTCTGGAACGTACACGGTTCCGACGGATGGTATTTACAGAGCAACAATTCAGGGGCTTCTTTTAGGAGCTACAAGCGGGTACTGTCAGGTTGCACTTGGTTCCACTTCCACAAATCTCCCGTTTTATGCTTATCAGGCGTATATCGGATATGGGCATTTTCATTTAACCGGGATATTCGATTTGATTACGGATGCTACGATTGCACCTTGGATGTATATTACATCCGGGTCTTGGTTTACGCACGCTGGGCACACTAATTTCTTTGTAGAAAAAATCTCGTAATAAAAAGGATTTATGTCGGAAGATACAAACCGCTCTCTTGGTCGGCTTGAAGGAAAACTAGATCAGGTACTTCAAAACCAAGAAGATTTTCGCAAAAAGTTTGAGAAGCACGACGAGCGGTTGCGCCATCTTGAAGGACAAAGCATGAAGGCGCTTGGAGTTATTACCGGGATTACGGTTGGATTTAACCTTGTTATCGAAGGGCTAAAGCACAAAATCTTTGGCGGGCCATAATGTCCGCTTCAGATAAGGCCAAAGAGTCGTTAGCCAAGCTTCACGATGCGGTTGCTGAAGAGCTTCTGTCACGCATTACGAGCGGTGAGGCTACACCCGCTGACCTATCAGTCGCCGTCAAATTCCTCAAAGACAATGATATTACTGCGGCCATTGATAAAGGTGCTCCTGTTTTTAATCTTGCTATGGCTCTTCCGTTTGCCGAGCCAAGAGAAGCCCTTGAAATCAAAGGAACAGCAGTAAAGGAAACGGTGGCTTTACCGTTTAATTCAAATGCCCCTAGGTCGTGATATTGGCGCAAACCTTCGTCAGCTTCGAATTGAAAACAGACGCAAGCCCATTCGCAAGCGCAGAAGCAGAAAGCAAATGCTTGCCATTGCCTTGTCAGCCTCTAGACGGTTTAGAATAGAAAAACCCGGAAAATAATATGGCTTACCAAAGGCAATATCTTCAACAGGCTCAGGCTAAAACTTATAGCCCCGGCTACGTACCTACTCCCGGCCAAGCAGACTCGTACGATTATTCTAAAAAAATCACTACCGAGTTTGGGCGTGTCTTTACTGGATGGAAGGGCCACCCCGGGGCTAGAGAATTAGGAAATTACTACGGTTACGCCGCTCGGGACGGAAAAAACAAGGCTTGGGATTACAATGAGTATTGGGCCGCTGGAAACGATTTATACGGAAGAAATGTAAGCTATGCGCTAAAGGCTCCGACAGTATCGGGGGCTCAACAATCGGCATTGCGAAGAGGTGAAATGGCTGGTGGTGATCTCAGGCTTTCACAGTCGCTAGGAAAACGCCGTCTTCGTATTGAGCCGACGGAGCTAGGACAAATGCCGGGCAAGGATTTACCTCCTCCCGGTGCTGACAGCTACGACCCATTCAGCGCTAGCGAAGCTGAAGGCTTGGCCGGGCTCCGCAGAAAGCGCGGTGGGCAGATAGACTTAAGCATTAACGCTTCCAACGCCTCTACGGGCATTAACACCTTGTGAGCAAGCCCCGGGACTACGCTAAAGAGTACCGGGAATACCAAGGAACTCCAAAGCAACTAAAGGCGCAAGCCGCTCGCCACAGGGCCCGAAGGCTGATGATTAAGAAGCACGGCAAAGCCGCTCTTCAAGGTAAGGACGTAGATCACAAAGACGGCAATCCGCATAACAACGGCTACCACAACCTCCGCATTCGCTCTATCCGAGCCAATCGCGGTGACAAGCGCTAAATACCCTTTGACTGCCCCCGGGTAAGTGGGGCTAAATTACTAGATGCAATTAGACCCCCGGTTGCGGGACTTCAGGAACTTTTTGTTTTTGGTGTGGAAGCACCTCAACCTTCCCGACCCTACGCCCATCCAATACGACATTGCAGAGCGCCTAGGTAGCGGTCCTGACCGTCAAATTATTGAGGCTTTCAGGGGTATCGGCAAAAGCTGGATTACGTCTGCCTTTGTGTGTCACAAGTTATTGTTTGACCCTACCCTTAACGTTTTGGTGGTGTCGGCGTCCAAGAACCGTGCTAGCGATTTCACCACCTTTACACTTCGGCTAATCAACGAAATACCCATCCTTCAGCACCTACGTCCCCGGGAGGAACAGCGTAACTCCAAGGAAAGCTTTGACGTAGGCCCCGCCCCTGCATCCCACGCCCCGTCGGTCAAGTCAGTCGGGATCACGGGGCAAATCACCGGGAGCCGAGCCGACCTGATCATTGCCGACGATATTGAGACTTCAGGCAACTCCCAAACCGAGCTTATGCGAATTAAGCTGTCTGAGGCAGTTAAGGAGTTTGACGCCGTGGTAAAGCCAAAGGGCCGCATTGTGTTCCTAGGAACGCCGCAGACCGAAAACTCAATCTACGAAAAGCTAGAGCGCCGTGGCTACGCCGCCCGCATCTGGCCCGTCCGTACTCCAACCGAGGAGCAACGTGTACGTTATGGCGTACGTCTGGCCCCCTTTGTGGCCCAAAACAACGCAACGGCTGGTAGCTCAACGGAGCCTACACGCTTTACCGAAGAAGACCTCATGTTCCGTGAGGCGTCCTACGGGCGCTCTGGCTTTGCCCTTCAGTTCATGCTGGACCCCCGGATCAGCGACCAAGACCGCTATCCGCTCAAGATTAACGACCTTGTGGTCATGGCGCTGGACAACAAGCGCGGGCCGTCGTTTGTGGTGTGGTGCAACGACCCGGCTAGGCGTCTTAACGACATCCCCAACGTTGGTTTTGACGGCGACGCCTACCACGGCCCCATGCAAACCTCAGACACCTTTGCCGAGTATCAGGGGACGGTTATGGCTATCGACCCCTCAGGAAGGGGAAAAGACGAGACTGCCTACGCTATTGTAAAGTGTCTGCACGGCCAACTGTTCCTTACCGACATCGGCGGCTTTCGCTCAGGCTACGACAAGAACACGTTGGAGGCGTTGGCCAAGTCCGCCAAGGAACACGACGTCAACTACGTAATCTACGAGGCCAACTTTGGCGACGGTATGTTTGGCGAGCTTTTAAAGCCTGTGTTTGGCCGTATCCACCCGTGCACCATTGAGGAGGTAAAGCACAGCCTACAAAAGGAAAAGCGGATCATTGACACGCTTGAGCCCGTGCTGAACCAACACCGACTGATTGTAGACCCCCGGGTAATTGAAAAGGACTACAAGTCTATTGGCGAAGAGCTAGGGGAGACTGCGGAGCGCTACAGGCTCTTTTATCAACTACCCCGGATTACACGGGACAAGGGAGCCTTAGCCCACGACGACAGACTTGACGCCCTTTCTATCGCCGTAGCCTATTGGGTGGAAGCCATGGCCCGGGACATCCAACAGGCCCACCGGGACCACAAAGACGAGCTTCTTCAGATCGAACTCGACAAGTTCATGGAACACGCTATTGGTAGGAAAAAAGATAAACCGTCATGGATACTCGCGTAAATACCAACCGCTACACCCTTTTTGAGGACCCTAGGTCTACCTTTAAGCTACCCTCCAAAAGGCTAACTCCTCAATCCCAAGCACCCCAAAAAACGCCTCAGGAGCCCGTTGTAGGGGCTTTTGGCGCTGTGGAGGGTGGGGATAGCGGGTACGCTACAAACGCCCCTTCTAAGGCCAATTCTGCGCTAAATTTGCCCACTTTAACACAGGGGGAATTGCGGCTCGACTTGAGCTCACTCAATCTCCCCTCACCTCGTCTATCCGTAACCCCCGGGACTACCCCTCAGGGGGCAAACCAAGCCACCGTAAGGCTGGACCTAGAAAGAACCATGAGACAAACCAACCCTGCCCTTTCCACCGCTTACAACAAGATTCCCACCACAGCCCCGGCTAGCACCGCGCAAACTGGTGGACAGCTAGGTCTATCCCAATCGGTTATTGACCGCATCCTTAACAGCGAGGGCGCTACCGCTGTCCAAAGCGGCATGAGGGAGTACTTTGGCTTCCGCGCCAACCACCCCGCTTTTAACAAAATCCAATCCTCCGTTAAGCAGTACGGAGTAACCGCCCCGCAGACCCGCGAGCTTGTCAGTAGCCTGATCGTTCAGCGGGCCAAGACCGTGGGAGCCGACAAGTTTACCGACCCCGGCGTCCAAGCGGCCATCCTGTCCATTGCACACATGAGGGGCGAGGGCGGCGCTCAGGCTATCCTTAACTCGGTAGCCGGGGCTCCAATCACCAAGTCTGGAAAGCTTTCCAACGAGACCATCAACTCGATCAACTCCATGAGCGGTCAGGAGTTTCAAGATAAACTCCGTCAGGTCAGAGAGATGTACGACAAACAAGTCTACGGAAACAAAACCGACTCCGTAGTCATTAACGGTAAGACAGTTACAGGAAACTGGTGGGACCTCTTTGGTAAAGGCTTGATAAACCGATATGATAGAGAACGTAATGAGTTTTCTTCTCTTTCGTTCCCCGCTAAAAGTATTTCTCAGCAAGTAGCAAGCAGATAGAACAACGACTCCAAAAAAGTCTTGACGGTGTTACGACCTCCTTGGTATAATTGAATCCACGGGATTTGGCTTTTAGTTATAGCAAAACATAACTTGTCCATCTGCAACGTACGTTGGTTAACGACAAGCTTATCTTTTGGCGTGTCAGAAAACGACATCCATATCTAGATATACATCATATTTGAATCGGACCTACCTTGGGACAAACCTTGGTACTGAGCGAAAAGCTATGCTTTGAGCGAAGTCTAAACCATATCAGTTAGTGGAGGGGGCAAGATTCGATTATGTATGTCAAAAAACGATTCGATTAAAGCTTGGGTACAAGGTACTGGCTGAATCAGATATAAAACAGATATACCCTTTTAGATGGATCAATTAGTAAAGAAGATCATATCCTAAGGTTAACTAAAGGGTGGATAGCTTAAGGTGTGTCAGAAAACTAGTAGGTATTGAGTATAGGTATATGAAGATAGCCTTTAGCTGTCTTTTGCTGTTGGTTCGAGTGTGTGTGTTCCTCCAAAAGCTGGCCTAAGGGTTCTAATCCTTTAGGTCAGCCCCTTTAAATTTTTGTAGAAATTTTCGAAGGGGTATATAAAATGCGGTCACGCATTCTTCCCCCCTTGGCCCCCCTTCGGCCTCGGTTTCCGGGCCCATCCGACGCCCCGCCGCAACCACTATGACGCCCCCGCCTTGTCACGCCCCGCGCCACCGGGAGCACGTAACCCCATGAAACAGCGACCCCGGAAACAGACTTAAACTCTATTTTTACACGTTTACGCCCTTGCCTTGCCCTTCCCGGGGGCCTTTGACGGTCTCGAGGGGCCTTTCCCGAGGGCCCTTGCCGGGCAACGTGACGCTAAATCTATTTGCCTTTTTTTAATGCTTTCC